ACTTTGCTAGTGCTGTAGGTTTCTACTTATTTGGTGAACGAAGCATGTTCTATATCAAAAAGAAATGATATTTTTAAACATACTTAACTTTATCGGCTTATCTATACTTAAACTTATTGTAGTAGGACTGCTATTTGTAGCCATGGGATTTGCTTTAGTATTTATGGCAGCTATGGAATATCTCACTCGTGCATTGGAGTACATTAATTCTTATGTTAATTGAAGTAAAAAGGTTTGAATTTAAAGACACGCATACTGTAGGTAAGATGTATGTAGACGGTGTATATGAATGTTACACACTAGAAGACGTGGTGAGAAATGGCACTAAGGTCTTAGGTAAGACTGCTATCCCTATTGGTACATATAAACTTATCATAGACGCATCTACACGCTTTAAACAAGATATGCCACACATATTAGACGTTCCTAACTTTACAGGTGTTCGTATTCATGCAGGTAATACTTCAGCAGATACAGATGGGTGTATATTAGTTGGCTCTACTTGGGCAGGCAAAGATTTTATAGGTAACTCTAAAATAGCATATAAAAAATTATTTGATAAACTCAAGCAAAACAAAATAGTATCCATTACCATTTCATAGTATATGATAAGTCATTATGAAAATATTACTTATTGATATAGAGGTCGCACCTAATACAGCTCATGTATGGGGTATCTTTGACCAGAACATTTCTATCAACCAATTACTAGAATCATCTTACACTCTTTGCTATGCAGCCAAGTGGTATGGTGAGTCTAAAATTATGTTTGACTCTATTCAAAAATCTGGCAAACAAAAGATGCTAGACTCTGTGCATAAACTTCTTGATGAAGCTGATGCCATAGTTCACTACAACGGTTCTAGGTTTGACATACCCATACTACATAAAGAGTTTTTATTAGCGGGTATGAACCCTCCAGCACCTTCTAAACAGATAGACTTACTTCAGGTAGCTCGTAGGCAGTTTAGGTTTGTATCTAATAAGCTAGATTATGTATCACAGGCTTTAGGGCTTGGTGCTAAAACAGCACATGAAGGTCATACCTTATGGTTAAAGTGTATGAATGATGACCGTAAGGCATGGAAAACAATGGAAGAATATAATAAGAATGACGTTATTCTTTTAGAGAAAGTATATAACCGCTTTAAAGGATGGATAAAGTCACATCCTAATCACAATGCTTATTCTAAAAGCATGGTATGTCCAAGTTGCAATTCTAGTAAATTACAAAAACGTGGGTTTGCAATTACAGCTACACGACAATATCAACGATACCAATGTTCGGAGTGTGGGTCATGGAGCAAGTCTGTGAAATCAGAAAAGAATTACAACGAGTCGGTTACCAGCATATAAGGAAGATAATGGATATTGAAGCATTATGTCAGCACATTGTAGGTAAGACCATTGTAGAAGCAGAAGCCTACTATGAGAATAGCCAACTGAACATAACCCTTAATGATGGCACTTATATAGAGATTACTTGCGATTCTGTTTATTCAGAAGTTCCTGAATTGGATGACTGATATAGTTTTAATAGATGGCACAATAGTAGACAATTATAGTCGGGAATATATGCTTTATTGTGAGGCTAAATGGCTTTTAAGCAAAGAATTAAGTTACCGAAGGGAATGGCTAGATAAAATTCTGGTAAAGCGTGGAAATGACGTTCCTGTGATAAAAGGATATATGATACTACTTAACGCTAAAGATGCGCCCTAGACCCCTTAAAATGCGTTCTACAGGCATTTAAACGTATGACCATAGCTACATAGTATATCTTTAGGAATTAAAAAGGCTTTTTTACTAACGGTATCCCCTGTGCCTATAAATTCTTTATATGTTAATTTGTTTATAAAAATACAATTAACTATATCCATAGGCTTAATTATTAAGCATTTTATATCATCATAAAATACCCAATAACTAGCTTCTGTAGTCATTAAAGCAGAAGGTTTGTTAAACATTTCAATTTCTACAACTAAATTACCTGTTTCATTACTCATAGGGTCATATTTAACTTCTATAGACTTTTGAGTTTCAGGTATCCAAATATCATACCCTTTGTATTTATGCACTAAACTAGCAGATGGATACTTTTTTCTAAAACATTCTAATAACTTATTTTCAATTACTAATCCCCTGGACAAGTCTTGTTGAAAAGTATTAAACACAGATAATAATACCGTTAGAACCCACCTGGCAAACAGTTACACTTCCGTCCGGTGTTAGTATTGTTGTTGTTTGACCAAAAGCCTTTTCTGTTCCCCATATAGCTAATGCAGCTAATACCACAATAAATACCCAATATATTTTATTCATTATCATCATTCCTTTCTAAAATAGCAGCAGTTTCTTTAGGCACTCCATCAACAATATACATATCTATTGCATTGTCTTGTTCTATTTTATCTTTACGAACTCTATCTATAACCAATTGGCAGTAACCTTGTATGTCTACCCATGAATCAAGATAGTCAGGGTCACCATTTACAATTCTACCCATTTTAGTAGCAATCATTTCTAGTGCTTCTTTTTGGTCTGCTTTTAACAAACGATAAGACTCACCATTATGGATAAGAGTTTTAAAGTCTTGTGATATTTTAGACCTATTTAAAAAGTCGCCATATTGCATTTGCCTTTCATTTAATATATCTTTAAGTTCCATCTTTACCCCCTTATAAAAAATAAATCAATTAATGCGTAACACCCATAAGCAAGCCAACCCATGCTGCCAACAACTAATAACCATACTATAACATCTAATATTTTTTGCATTTATAAGCCAGTAACAAAACGACTACTATCGTATTTTTTAACATTAGTTATTTTAATAATGTTTTTTGTATCTGGAATGAGTGGCGTAATAACCCAATTGTGCAATTTATTTTTAATGTCTTTTTCAATTTCTAATGATGTAGGTTTAGATGGCATAAGAGCAGACCATACTAACTTACCTTCTGTGTCAAATTCTTCCACTAAGTAACCTAATGGGGTCATGTAAAACGCCTATTCCAACCACTATTGCATCCACTACGCAAAGGGGTGGGTAATTTAATTTTGCCTTCTTTCATTAGTTTCCTAATTCTTTCTTGTGGACCTTTAGCTTTAATAATAATTTTAGTTCTATTAGCATCTGGATTAATACGCATATATTCATTTATTGATGCAATAATTTCTTCGTCTGTTATTTTTTTCATTAGTAGAAAACCATTCTGCCTATGTGTGTTTTTTTTCTTTTACCGAACCATTCTTTCTTTGGCGGTATTGAGTCATCATGGAAATATAAAGCATCTGCAACTGGGTTACTATGTTTATGATAAACAATCGTATCAATAACCAAAAGTTTTGTTTCCAAATACGCCCTTTCATTAACTGGAATATGACTTTCGTCTGTAACCCCAACGAACTGACCAGAAGCATAAACAACAGAACATACATCACGACCCCAACGACCACTATGCAACCTATTGCGTATAACATTAATCACCCCTACCTTTTCTTCTAGTGTTCTTGTATTAACTTCATGGTACACCGCTTGGGCATAACAATTAACATTCATTTCTAATTCATTAATATCCATTTATCAACTTTGTTAGTTCATAATAACCTTGTTCACCAACTTTAGCCCTAACCTTTTTTATAATATATGCTTCGTCTATCTCTGCAAGTAGTAATACAAAGTCACGCATAGGGTTATCTTTTCTTAATAGCCACTCAAGAGCTGCACGTTGTATATGAAACCCACTCCTACTATGAAATACATCATTTAAAACTTGTGTCAGTATAGCCATATAAAGTCTTCCCTCTGGCATATTAACTAATTCAGTTCTTAATGCTGCACTTGCTTCTATTCGTAGCATATTAGAACTAGACATTAATGGTTTTCTCTATTTCTTTTTTATGTTCTCATGAGATAATATACACTCATATTAACTATTAAGGAGAAATATTATGTGGACAACTCCAGCAGCTACAGAAATGCGTTTTGGCTTTGAAGTAACTATGTACGTAATGAATAAGTAATGGATAACGACATCCCCCTAAAAAGGGATGTCACCATCTACTACATCATCACCTTCAACAGCAGCCTTAGGTGTATCTGCTTTAACTCTAATAGGTCCTGAATATTGCGGTCTTTTAGAGCCAGGTTCAATATCATTCTTATACAATGCACCAGTAACTTCAATACCATCTACATTAGCTGATATAGAAATATATTTTTTGCCATCTTTTTCAGTTAGCCAACCTGCCATCTTATTAGTATTATCATATAACTCTGCCATACATTACTCCTTAAGTTTTAAAATTGTTTGTTCTACTTCGTCTAGGAACTTAATTACTTCTGCTTCTAATTCTGCTATGTAAGCGTTATCTCTGTGAACCCTAGCTACAAAGAGTTGCATTGTATCAGGAAAATTTGGGTTATAAGAAATAAAATCTACCCATTTAACATTAGGACTTACAGAAGCCATTTGCCATTGTATCTGTGGCATATACTTACTGGGAACTGTCTTACTGATAAGCGTATTAGTATGGGTTGTTTCTATAGGACATTTAATCTCTATAAGTCCCACATACTTACCATCTTCTTTAGAGTTTACAGCTCCGTCTGGACTAGCACCACTCATTGCAATAGTTGGATGGTCAAAGAAACCTACTTCTGTCACTATGACATCATTTAACACTTCGTAAAGTTTACGAGCTATTGGTTCTCTGTCTACGCCATCCTGCATTGCCTGGTTCATAAAAAATGAATCTGCCTTTTGTCCTGTAAGCCTTTCAGTTACAAGTTGCACCAAGTAATTTTGCCTGCTAATAGAGTAACCTGTCTTTGTCTTGGCAAGGACATCACTCATACGACTAGCGGTGACTTTTGAAAGCCGAGCCTGATACCACTCGTCTGTGCGCTGGTCCATTATATAAAGTCCTTACTAGCAACTGCTTTTAAAGGTGTCTGCTCTGACTCTGGCAAGTCTTCACCGCTATAGATATATATACCTATGCCATGTAATGCAATAGCTTTAGCCAGGCAACGCTGCATAGCTGTATTAACTGCCATAGCATCTGGGTTAGGTATAGCTTGGTTTCTAAAGTTAAGCACAGGTAGTTGAGCTGTCATAGACTTACCAAAAGCATTGACTGTGCAGAATACCATTAGCGTTTCACCAAATTGCATAGGCGCACCATAAGACCATGTAGCTTGTGGGTCTTGTTGTAAAAGTGTATCTACTGCGTATGCCCAGGACAAATAAGATAGTCCATTTTTCTTTTCAATATGCTCACTTACATTTATTTTGCGTAAGTCGTTATAGTTCATCTTTTGCTCCCCTGTTACTTGTTTGAGTGTGTTTAATACTTCCTGCTGGTGCTGTTGCATCATTACCTGGTCGTAATGTTGTTGTTGGCTCATATCCGTTCTCCAAGTTATATTGTTCTAAAGCCATTTGTTCTTTGGCTTCCCATTTATCATTAGACTCTTTAAGCTCTGCTGTGCATCTGCGTAATTCTTTTAATACATCTACTAAAGTAAGCGACATATAAAATACCCATAAAATATTATTAAAAACCACTTTACACAATAAAAGAACCTTTGTGTAAATTTTCTTTGTAGCCTTTCATTAGTGATAATTCTAAAAAACCTATCCATTTTCTTTTTCTTTTAAAGAATCTATCATTTTGTCTAAAACATCTTTCATAGCTAACTCTACGTCTTCCCTTTTCATATTCTTTGCAAGTGAATCAGCTATTTTAACACATTTTGCTGCTTTTTTATCGTTTGGTGCAGTAATAGCTAATGCTAAAGCTAATGTTAATGCTTCTTTATTATCTTTAATCATATTACACCTGCTAACTTACCCATAATTTGTAAACATAGCCAAATGTACCCATAAAACCCTATACATATTACAATCATTGTTTTTATTTTCATTTGTAATCTCCCAATTAAAATGTGCTACAACTGGACATTAGCCCTTTTAAAAAATAAAAGCAAGTTATTTTAACAATTATTTAACATAGTGCTATTTACTTTTAAAATTAGGCATGGTAAGGTCTAAAAGCTACATTTTAAGGAGGCACTATGTATAAAGTCAAGAATTGGGAAAAGTTTAACCTTTACACCCCCAAGAACCCGCGTCACCAAAAGAAAATGCTATGGTTTAAGGTTTATGGCACAGACCTAATAAATGATGTCAATTTCTTTAAGTTATCCCATGAGGAACAAGCCCTACTTTTTAAGTTTTGGTGCTTGGCATCTGAAAACAATGGCAATTTGCCTAATACTTTTGATATTTCTTTCAGACTGCACTATCCCATTGATTTTATAGAGAAAATGACAAAGAGTCTATTTAATAAGGGTTGGTTAGCAGAATGTTACCAAACTGCTACCATAGATAGAGTAGAAGAGAGTAGATTAAAAGAGAAAAGAGAAGATAGAGTAGAGGAAACTAGAGTAGAAGATAGGATAGGTTTAGTATGAATATCCATGAAATAATAGGCTACTTTGAAAAAGCATATAAGTCTGGTGAGAATGAATACCAATGTTTATGTCCTGCTCATAATGACAAGCACGCTTCACTTGGGGTAAAAGAACTATCAGATGGTCGTATCCTTATCAATTGTTTTGCTGGGTGTGGCATAACTGATATACTTGGCAACGTTGGTTTAAGCCTGGATGATATAGTTCCTAAACGTCTTGGTGACTTTAAACCTGTCAGAAAAGCATTTAACCCTTACTCTGTTCTAAAGACTGTAAGCCATGAAACATTATTAGTGGCATTAGCTTCTATAGAATTAAGTAAAGGCAAAACCTTACCACTAGAGGACCATAAAAGACTTATGTTGGCAGCAGAAAGATTAAGACAGGCATATTCATTATGTCATTAGCGGATAAGGTTCAACAGTTAGTTATTAATGAAGCATCTGTGCAAAACTATTTTGAAAGTCGTAACAATGACGAACATCTTAATATTAAGAACCCTAGTGAATATATACCGCAGGTCGTAGCATATTTTAATAATGAAGTAGAAAGTGGAAAGACTTTACCTTGGTCTAGCACTTATGATAAGTGGATGCTTCGTAGTGGTGAGACTACTTTAATTACCGGCTGGAGTGGTGCAGGCAAGTCATTACTACTTAACTACATAGTTTTACATTTACTTAAAACAAGTAAGTGCATGGTGGCTAGTTATGAGATGCAACCTAAGTCCACACTTGCCAGGTTTATAAGACAGTCTTTGGGCAGTAATCATCCGTCTGAAGAATACATAAATAAATTTTGTAATAGTGGTGATGGTAAGTTATATATTTACGAGCAGGAAAATACCACCACTAGCAAAACTATATTGAGTTCTATTTATTATGCTGTTGAACAACTTGGTGTAAATTTTATAGTGATAGATAGTTTAATGAAGGTAGGCGATATAGCTGAAGATGCTTATAACGACCAAAAACTATTTATGGATAAAATATGTGTAGCTGCAAGAGATACTGGATGCCATATATTTGTTGTAGCTCATGCAAGGAAAGGTGATGAGCATGAAGGCAAAGCACCCACTAAACATCAAGTATCAGGTTCTACTCATTTGACTAACCTAGTGGATAATGTAGTATCGGTCTATCGCAACAAGCATAAGACAGACCTTATGGAAGCAGGTAAACTTGATGATGATGAAGTTAAGCGTATGCCTGATTGTATTTTATATGTATGTAAGCAAAGACATTATGAATGGGAAGGTAAAATACCATTATGGTACGAACCTAAAGGTATGAGATATTATGAGAAGCCAATATGAAATTTGAAGATAGCACTTGGTTTAAGTTATTTGGTAATTGTGAATATAAAGTTACTTTCAATGATGGTAAAATAATTAAGTCTAAAGGATGGCATGATGATAAAATGGTCACTAACACAAGCAAACTTACCCAACCTAATAGAGAAGTTAAAAAGCCTTGACTGGACAAAGCATTGGCGTGTAACAGTTACAGATGCCAAACTTAACAGGAGTCTGGAACAAAATTTACGCCTCTGGGAATTATATACAAGCGTAGGTAATCATCTAGGTGTTGAGAAAGATAAAATACACGAGCTCATGGGATATAAGTTTTTACGCTTTCAAACAGAAATAGCAGGCAACCCTGTAGAGCTTATTAAGTCCACAACTAAACTTACCACTAGCGAGATGGCAGCTTACCAACAAGAGATAGAAATATGGGCGCAAGGTTATGGATGGGGATGGGATGAATGATAGCAGTATTATTTGCTAGAGATGATAGTCGTTATAAAGAACTTGATGGATATGATGTGTATGATATTAATAAAGACGCTAGGACATTTTGTAAAAAAATACCTGTCATAGCACATCCACCATGTAGAGCTTGGGGTATGTTATCTCACATGGCTAATCCTAGAGAAGGTGAAAAGCAATTAGCTTATTTAGCATTAGCTCAAGTAAGATTGAATGGCGGTATATTAGAACATCCTGCTGGTAGTCGTTTATGGAAAGAAGCACCTTTACCTTTGGCGGGGGGGGGGAAGATGAATTTGGTGGATTTACAATTGAGATTGACCAATTTGACTTTGGTCATGTTGCACACAAAAATACTAAACTTTATATTTGTGGAATAGCTAAAAATAATTTACCACCACTACCACCTAAAAATTTATCATCTACAGATAGGTCAATTTGTGGTAATGTAAAAGGCACAAAACGTTGCACTCAATATCAACGTGAATATACACCTGATAATTTAATTGAATGGATGACAAAAGTTTGTAATGAACTATCGTAACCCTAAACTACTTAAACTTGCTAAAGATGCACCATGTATGAATTGCGGTATTATGGATGGAACTATAGTGGCAGCACACTCTAATCAGTTAAGAGATGGCAAAGGTACTGGCATTAAGTCCCACGATTTTCGCTGTTCTTTTTTATGTAGTATGTGCCACGCTAGAATAGATAATGGTAAAGAGTTGAGCAGAGAGGAACGTATAGAGCTATGGGAAAATTCACACAGAAGAACTATAGAATATTTATTTACTAGTGGACATCTGGAGGTAAAGTAATGGGTAAAGGAAGCTCACAAAGACCAATAAAAGATAAAGAAGTATTTGAAAATAACTGGGATAAGATTTTTAAGAGAAAAGAAAACAGTCCTGATGTATCACCACATGCCTATGAATACGAACTTAATAAGTCTACAGGTGAGTTGCAGAAGGTAGACAATGGCGACTAGCCCTACACAATTATCACTAAAAAAATTAAGAGAAGAAGGATACACAGTAGCAGTAGTAGAGCATTGGAATAGTTTTGCGAGGATACGCCAGGACCTATTTGGCTTTATAGACTTACTTGCTTTAAAAGGTAAAGAAGTATTAGTAGTTCAAACAACAACAGCAAGCAATATGTCAGCAAGAGTTAAAAAAATAGCAGACCATGAAAATGTAGGTGCAGTTCGTGATGCAGGGTGGACTATTCATGTTCATGGGTGGCATCAAGACGATAAAAAGAAATGGCATTGTAAAATTAAGGATGTCAGTTGATAACAACAGATAGGTTACTTGCAATACTAGATGACTGGGCTTTATGGATGCACACATCTAA